AGATGGCTTCACCATCGCAGCCTACGACACGATGAACAGTGAAGACTTACAGGAGATGGGTTCTGTCATATTGTCCGGCGTCATCGAATTGCTTCACAACGACTTCGACACGGTGTTCGAGGCGGGTATGGAAAGCGTGAAGCGTCAACAGCAAGAGGTCAGCCTACAGACGGACAATGGTGAGCTTGTCCTTGTACGTGACGAGAACGTCGTCAGGGTAGACTTTGGTAAGAAACAATGAGACACGAAGAATATATGAGGAAGCGGATGGAACAGGAAAGTTTACAGGGTATGGCAAACGCGGCGTGGGCGAACAGTCATAATGATATGGTCAATTCGCCACCTCACTACAATCAGGCAGGGGTTGAGTGCATCGACGCTATACGTGCTGCCACAGACGAAGGCTACCAATACTACCTGCAAGGAAACATAATAAAGTACCTCTGGCGTTATCGTTACAAGAACGGCGTTCAAGACCTAGAGAAGGCGAAATGGTACTTAGATAAACTCATAAGGGAGATAGAAGATGAATAACATGTTGCCTACGCCGTATCAGCAATTCATACACAAGTCCCGCTACGCGCGTTGGCTCGATGACGAGCAGCGTCGTGAAAACTGGGACGAGACTGTCGAACGCTATCTCAAGTTTATGATCTATCAGGTAAAGGGTAAGCATCAGTTCGATCTTCCCGCGAAAGACATCACTGACTTGCGGGATGCTATCCTGAGTCTTGAGATTATGCCATCTATGAGGGCGATGATGACAGCAGGGCCAGCCCTAGCTCGTGACAACATCTGCGGCTACAACTGTAGTTACGTCCCCGTAGACAACTCCCGCTCGTTCGACGAGTGTATGTACATCCTGATGTGCGGCACAGGTGTAGGCTTCTCTGTCGAGCGTGAGAACGTGGACAAGCTGCCTGTCATCAGTGATGCGATGAATGAGTCCAAAACAATGATCGTTGTATCTGACTCGAAGCCCGGATGGGCTAAAGCGTATCGCGAACTCGTCGCACTTCTTTACGCTGGTCAGATTCCGCAGTGGGACTTGTCGAACATCCGCCCGTCCGGTGCCCGTTTGAAGACTATGGGCGGTCGCGCATCCGGCCCCGGCCCCCTCGACGATCTGTTCAACTTCACGACACAGATGTTCAAGAAGGCGGCAGGGCGTCGTCTCTACCCGATTGAGTGCCACGACTTGATGTGCAAGATCGGGGAGATCGTAGTCGTGGGTGGTGTGCGCCGCTCGGCTCTCATCTCACTCAGCAACCTGAACGATGACCAAATGCGTCACGCGAAGGCCGGACAGTGGTGGGAGAACGAGGGGCAACGTGCGCTGGCTAACAACAGCGTTGCCTACAAGCATCGTCCTGAGATGGGTACGTTCATGCGGGAGTGGCTTGCCCTCTACGACTCGAAGTCGGGAGAGCGGGGCATCTTCAACCGTGAGGCGGCAGACAAGCAGGTTGCTCGAAACGGACGCCGAGAAACAGGTCACATGTGGGGAACGAACCCCTGCTCCGAGATCATCCTGCGTCCCTATCAGTTTTGCAACCTGTCAGAAGTGGTCGTGCGGGAACAGGACAGCCTCGATGACTTGAAGCGCAAGGTTCGTCTCGCTACCATTCTTGGTACGCTGCAGTCCACACTCACTGATTTCAAGTATCTGAGGAAGGTATGGAAAGACAACACAGAAGAAGAGCGTTTGCTCGGTGTATCCTTGACTGGTATCATGGATCATGGCGTTCTATCAAAGAACGTAGATTCTCCGCGTTGGCTCGAAGAGATGAAACAGGTCGCAGTGGATACCAACAAAAAGTATGCAAACATGCTTGGAATCCCACAAAGCAGTGCCATTACCTGTGTCAAGCCGTCGGGCACTGTGTCACAACTCGTAGACGCCGCTAGTGGAATCCACGCCAGACACAACGACTACTACATCCGCACGGTGCGGGGCAGCAACGAAGATCCGCTCACTCAGTTCCTGATTGAGAAGGGTGTACACAACGAGCCGGATGTGATGAAGCCGGACACGACTACTGTGTTCTCCTTTGCCATGCAGTCGCCTATCGGAGCGACGACACGGACAGAGACGACAGCCGTGGATCAACTAGAGTTGTGGAAGACGTACGCTGTGAGTTGGTGTGAACATAAGCCATCGATCACTGTTTCTGTGAAGGATCATGAGTGGATGGACGTAGGGGCGTGGGTGTATGAAAACTTCGATATTGCATCCGGCGTGTCGTTCCTGCCACATTCAGACCACACGTACCAACAGGCTCCGTATCAAGACATCGAAGCAGATGAATACTTGGAGTGGCAGCAGAGGTTTGGTAACATGATCATCGAATGGAATGATCTGTCAGACTTCGAAAAGGAAGACAATACGTCTGGCTCTCGTGAGTTAGCCTGTACGGCTGGCGTCTGTGAAGTGGTAGACTTAAATGCCGCCTAAGAAGGAAACACGCCCCATATGGAAACGGGGGAAGGGGTGGATTCAGTACGATCCGCCCCGGAATCATCCGTGTTACAAGGAATGGAGAGAGAAAGTTGATCGAAGTAAAGATAACGGATGAAATGCTTCTTAGTGCCCGTAGCAAGGCCACTGAGATGGGTCTTCTCCACAATTCGATACTGAGGGGCGGGGGCAGCATTGCTGGCTTCCTCGGGGAACAGATCGTCCTATCCACAATGGGGGGCACGTGGGATAACTCGTATGACTACGACATCGTTCTTGACGATGGGCAGCGGGTAGAGGTGAAGACAAAGCAAACCTCTGCCACCCCGTTGCCTCACTACTCGTGTAGCATCAGCAACTTCAACACCCGACAGAAGTGCGACATCTACGCTTTCACACGAGTGTTAAAGGATTTCTCGAAGGGATGGTTTCTGGGATTTATGCCCAAGCAGGAGTATTTCGACAAGTCCAAATTCATGAAGAAGGGTGACTTCGATCCGGACAACGGGTACGAGGTGAGGGCAGACTGCTACAACCTTTACATAGAGGACTTACGCAATGTTCAAAGCGATGGTAATAGTATGCTCAGTCTATCTTCCTGATGGACCGTGCTACAACTTTGAGGACACTACGGGACTGAAGCCTACAATAAAAGAGTGCAGAGAGCGTCAACAGGAGATGACAGCAAGTATAATGTCTATACCCATGCAGCTTCCGCCGCCCTATACGATAACATACCAGTGCCTACCGGGAGAACAAACATGAAGGCCACGCTCTTTTCGTTCAACGTCTATCTACGACAGGATGGCAAAGTTGAACTGGACAAACAGATGGTCAGACCGGAGGAGTTCCAAAAAGAAATGGACGCCGGGGTGCCCGAGTTTGATGGGGCACACTCCATAGCGTCCATGTTGCGTTACTTTAGTTCAGTAACAGATGAGATGATGGAAAAGTCAGGCGGGTATATTTAGCCCCTCTTCTTGAGGTCTTTCGCACCTACGCCGTCTGCGGCAAACTCCGGTACTCTCTTGCCATTTACTTCGACCATCTTGAGGCTACCGCCCTCGGCCATCATCGGCATCTTTGGCTGTTGCATCATCGAGTTCTGCATTTGATTCTGCTGTTTCTGTGTCGTGGTCATCATCCCCCCCGCTTGAGCCTTCTTGCGGGGTTTCTTTTTCTTTGAGGTGGCCATGCCGCCGTACATCATCGGCTTACGCTTGGCTGCACCACCATACATCATGGCCTTGCGTGGGCCGTTGTTGTACATCTTCATAGGTTGCTCCTAGTTTTGAGGTTGCCCGAATAGCCTTTGAGCATCTGATTCGGGTTTTGGATCAGTTCTTGGTATGATGAGGTCTTGGAATGCAAAGCCTAAGTCTGCTCTGGATCGGATGGCCCTAGCCCCATCTGCAGTTTCTGCAGGCCCACCCATAGTGAATTCGTAGCCAGTGCCTGTCCGTACTCGGAGTGGTTCCGGCTGATGTGTAGCGTTGTATCGTTCGAGTCCGATAGATAGCATCTGGAACATCTGCTTGTTCTTTTCGAATGGCAAGGGCTTTCCTGTGCGGACCATCTCCATAAACAACTCACCAACTTTAGGATTCTGAATGATTTGCGTCAGCATGGACATGTTTCTGTTACGCATCTGCTGCAGCACAGCCTCTGTACCCACATATCTGAAGCTTACGACACCGCGATTGATTGCGTAAAAACGGCTGATATAGCTTTCCACAGAGAACGCACGAGGTATGCCTGTGAATCTTACGCGGTTGTCCAGTTTGGTTTGCTCTTCTGCCATGAAGGCAAGAACCGACTTGTACGTATCGTAGGCTTTCGTGCCCACAGCGTCTTCAACAGCCTGCGCTACAGCAGGATCATTGATGCCCAGCAGAGTGTTCAGTTGATTGAGATCAACATCATAGTCAGGAGTTAGTCTCTCTGCACCACCGGCCATACCCTTAGAGGTATTTGCTGTAAACGTGTTGGTGGCTTTGAAGGT